GCAGGGGCAACCCCCGGAAGTGCCGGCCCCGAACCGAGCGGCCCGCCGCAGCAAGAGTACCAAGGCTACGGCGAAGTCGACCCGGCGTCGGGGCTCTACCGGTGGTACGACTTCAGCGAAGACGAAGACCCCGGACCCGGCGCCACCTGGCCCGACATCCTCGAGCACTGGGACCTGATAGAGGCCGACATGCACGAACGCTACCACGTAGACCTCAGTGAGCCCGGCCTGCTCGAGCGGCGCTCCAGCCGCTGGCTGCGGGTGCGCATCCTCGGCCTGCTTTTCGTCGAGTCGCGGCTACTCGATGCGCTGACAAAGCCGCAGGAGGTGAGTAAGCCATGATGACCGTCGGCGAGCTGGTTGCCTACCTCAGGCTCGACGACGGCCAGTTCAACCGTGGCCTCGACCAGGCTCACTCCAGAATCGGCCGGGTCGGCGGCGCGATAGGTACAGCGGTCAAGCGCGGGGCGGTCGTCGCCGGGGCAGCCATCACGGGCCTCATCGGTACGACCCTCGTCAAGGGCTTCCAGCGTCTCAGTTCGATTGAGAACGCCACGGCGAAGCTCAGAGGGCTGGGGCATAGCGCCGCCGAGGTCCAGCTCATCATGGACAACGCGCTGGCGTCGGTGAAGGGCACGGCGTTCGGCCTCGACGAAGCCGCGACCATCGCAGCGACCACCGTCGCGGCCGGGGTCAAGCCGGGGCAGGACCTGGAGAAGACCCTGCGGCTGGTCGCCGACGCCGCGACCATCGGCGGCGGGTCGCTCGCCGAGATGGGCGCGATCTTCAACAAGGTCGCCGCCTCGAACAAGATCCAGGGCGACGTGATCGCCCAGCTCAACGATGCCGGCATCCCCATTGTGCAACTTCTCGGCAAGACGTTGGGCAAGACATCGGCGGAAGTTGTGGCCCTGGCGTCTGCGGGGAAGATTCACTTCCCGGAGTTCCAGAAGGCGATGGAGAAGGGCCTCGGCGGCGCGGCGCTGGCCTCTGGCGGCACCACCCTCGGCTCGTGGAAGAACATGATGGCCGCGCTGTCCCGCCTCGGCGCCAGCGCCCTCTCGGGCATCTTCCCTAGCTTCAAGGTCGCCTTCGCCAAGGTGACCGCCTATCTCGATCAGGTTGCGGCAAAGTACGGGGATAAGTTCAAGGCGTGGGGCGAGAAGGTGTCCGCCGCCTTCAAGACGGGCGGCTTCACGGGCATGTTCAAAGCCATGCTGCCCGCCGGCGTGGGCGACACCCTTATCACCACGTTCAACGTCATCAAGGATACCACGGTCGCCATCGTCAAGGTCATCGGCACCATCGCTGGCGTGTTCAGCAAGTTGCCCGGCGCGCTGCAGAAGTTCGCCATCGCGGCGGGTGTGCTGGCTCTGGCGCTGGGCAAGTTCGGCCTTCTCGGCAGCGCCAAGGGCCTCTTCGGTGGGCTCCTCGGCAAGGTCGGCGGCGGCGCGGCCACAGAGGTGCCACTCACGACCGCTGTCGGGCTCAACACGGCGGCCACTGAGGCGAACACGCTGGCGCTGATGGGCAAGGGCGGGCTGCCGGGTGGGGGCAAGACACCGCTGCCGCTGGGCGCTCCTGGCGGGACAAAGCCCGGTGGTGGCGGCTGGAGCAGTCTTCTGGGGGGGATCGGGAAGGTGCTGGGCGCCGGCGCTATCGCGTCTGCAGCCGGCGACCTGTTGAAAGGGACCGACGCCGATTACAAGGTCGCCATGGACAAGATGGCGGCGGCAGCGGGCAAGGGGAAGCAGATCGGCGCTAGCCTCGCGACATCCCTGCGCGCCTCCGGCGACAAGGCCGGGGCTGGGCTCGCGGCAGGACTCGCGCGAGGCGTAGGCCCGGCGCTGCAGTCCATCCAGAAGGTGCGCAACAGCGCCGGCCGGAACATCCACATGGGCCACCTCGACGCGACGCAGATGCTCAACGAGATCGCCAGAGTGAGTAGGGCGCTCGGTGGCATAAGTGGCGCTGCCCGGACGGCCAGCAACGCCGTGGCAAACGCGCTGGCCGCGAAGAGCGGGGTTGGCCCCTCTTCTTATCGCGGTCACTTCATGGCGGCCGGCGGCGACTTCATGGTGAACCGTCCCACGGTGTTCGTCGCTGGCGAGGCCGGACCAGAGCGCGCCACCTTCACGCCGAAGGGCAAGGAGCCTCCGGGCACATCTGGCGGCACCGTCATCAACCTCGCCGTCAACGTCGCCAACGTCCACGGCACCGACCGCGCCGCCGCTACGAAGCTGGCGAACATGGCCGGCGAGATATTCATGCAGCAAGTGAGGTTCGCATGAGCGCCTTCCTCACCCTCGGCGCCTTCCCCTTCCGCGCCCGCGCCGTCACGATAGGTGCCCTGCCGCGCACCATCACCGTGTCCTGCAACGCGCTATCCGCCGAGCCCGTGCAGACGGTCAGCTACGTGAGCGGCTACATGCCGATCGGTATCGACGGCTGGCTGCAGGGCCTTGACACGGTGAGCGAGACGGCAGCGGAGCACCTCGTGCGCCTACGCGCGAACCTCAAGACGGAGGTTGGCAAGGATCACAACACGCTCCTGCTCAACTGGACGGACCTGCTCGGCGACCTCGAGACCTACCGCGTGTTCAAGAACGAAGACTACGCGCTCTCGTTCAAGCCGCACGCCCCCGCGACGCACCGCGTCGACTTCACCCTCACTCTCAACTGCCTGCCCTAAGGAGACGCCATGCCCGTAACCGAATACCGCGCCAATCAGATCGCCGTCGCGGAGAAGGGCGGCACGCCGTTCCAGGGGCCGGCCACCATCTACCTGGCGCTCTGCAGCGACACGCCGACCAAGGCTGTCGCCGGGACGCCCGTCGTGTACACCGGATACACCCGCATGCCCTGGACGGCGGCGAACTGGGCCAGCGACGGCATCGGCAACCTCGTGAACCCCGTCGTCGTCGTCACATTCCCCCAGCCCACCGGCGGCGACGACTGGGCCTGGTACTTCGAGGCATGGAGCGCCGCCGTCGGCGGCAACCGCTTCTGGTTCGAGGAGCTGGCCGAGCCGATCCACCTGACCGCAGACCTGCCGGCCGTGCAGTTCCCGGTGGGGACGCTGCACTTCGGGGTGGTCTGACGTGGCGAGTCCGCTCACCATCCAGCCGGACGCGGCGGCGGGCAAGGACGCCCACATCAGCTCCAGCGCACCGACCACAAACTACGGGACGGCGACAGGCTTCTGGGTGGGGGACACCGATGCTGCGGCAAGTAATGCCACGCGCTCCCTCCTCGCATTCGACCTGTCCGGGATACCCCCGGGGGCAACCATCACGTCGGCAACGTTGTCCTTGTGGGAGTACAGCGCGCAAAGCAACGGACCCGCATCATGGGCCGCAGAGCTGCGCCGCGTCCTCAGGAACTGGGTCGAGGCCGAGGCGACGTGGAACAACTACTCCACCGCCGGGGGCGCTTGGGCCACGGCAGGCTGTTCCAACGCCACCGACCGCGTAGCCGCAGCCTCCGCTTCTCTGACGCTGGACGCCACTGCTGCCGGGGCCTTCGTGAGTTGGTCCGGCGCGGGCCTAGTCGCTGATGTACAGGCGTGGGTGGACGGGACCGCTAGTAACTACGGCTGGCTACTCTCCGCACCGACTGCGGAACTGCTCGGGGCCGCGCAGGTAACACGCAACAGCTTCTACTCGTCCGACTGGACCACGGACGCGGCCCAACGGCCCAAGCTCGTCATCGAGTACACCGGGGGCGGCACCGTCCCTGTCAACCTGCTCAGAACTCACATACTCGCCCAAGGGGTGGTTTGACATGGCCGACCAGTCGAGAGTGCTCAAAAACGTCGCATTCAACCTCTACTTCCACGTGTTCAAGTCAGACGGTACGGTCATCGCGAACCCCGGCGGATTGGCCGGGCGCATCGTCTGCGCAGCGCACACCGCGGGCGCGGCCACAGACGCGGCCCCGTCCTGCGTCGACACCACTGGCGGGGCCTGCCTCGTCGTGCTATCGCAGGCTGAGATGAATAGCGATTACGTCGAAGTGAAGGCAACGAGCACCGACACCGGGGCCGTGCCCTTCACCTGCACGCTGTACCCGACGCCAGTGGGCATGACCGGCGACGCCTACGCGGCGCTGGCGCTGGCCCTGAAGATCCTGCGCAACCGCGTTGACACAAACCCCATAACCGGCGTGAAGACCGTCTACGACGATGACTCGACGACGCCGCTGTTCACCGCAAGTATCTTTGAAGACGTGGCCGGAACGATGCCCTTTGACGGCAGCGGGGCCAACAGGGTTAACAGGCTCGCCTAGTGAGCACGCTGGTACTCAGAGGTCTCGGCGATACCAGCGACCTGCTCGTACTTGGCGGGCTGGGCGAAGGCGAAGATGCCGTCGTCGTTTCGGCCGCCCTGCTTGAAGTTCACGTCACGGTCAGCGTCGCCGACCCCTACCCGCTGCCGCGCCTCTCCTACGTCGTCCCGGCGGCTGCACTCGAAGCGCACGTCACGGTGCGCGTCGCCACGCAGAAGTCGCGCCTGAGCTACGTCGGCGCGCCCGCACTGCCCGCCACCGACGACCTCGGCTGGACGGCCCCCGACGTTACTGCCCCGGCGCTGCAGGGGCTCACGGTGACGCTCGGCGGCCACAACGTGAATCGTGCCCTCATCGAAGACCTCACCATCGAGCTAGACGACTGCGGCGGGCCGAAGAGTGCGGTCATGGTCCTGGCGCGGGACGTGCGCCTGCCCGCGCAGACGATGCTGTCGAAGTTCGTGGTCACGTACAAGGGCCAGTCCCTATTCACGAATGGCCGCCTCGAAGCGCGCGGCCTCGACCTCGGTAGCGACATGGCGAACACGCTCACCTTCACCGGGCCGATCAAGCAGCTTGGCGACCACAAGGCTTTCCGCCGCGTCTACGTCGACTCCGACCTCGACAACTGGCGCAGCGACCAAGGCCCGAACACGCAAGCGAACGTCTTCGAGGTGACGGCCAGTGAGTAGGGAAATCCGCATCGGTGCGACTGAGCCTGCGCCAGATTCTCCCGCCTTCGCCGTCTCCCGCGACAGCGCGGGCATCCTCCTCGCCGTGCGCGACAAGGCCGCGCCGCAGTTCGCGGTGAGCAGGGATGCGGGGGGGATACTGCTGAGCGTCTTGCCGTCCGCCCAGGCTCCTTATGAGTACACGATTCCCGTCATTTATTTCGGATACGGCGAGGGTCACGTGCGGGCGTGGAACCCCGACACACCACGCACCCAGGCGAGATATGAAGCGGCGCGGGCCGGGACTGTAGGTACGCAAGTTCTGGGCAACTTCAAGGTCGGTCAGAACGGAGCAACCTACTACGAGTTGTTCCAGGCATACCTGCGCTTCGACACGAGCGTCATCCCTGTGGGGGAGACTGTAGTCGGGGCGACGCTGACCCTGTACGGCATAGATGACTTCAGCGACACGGACTTCATCATCGAGGCTCGCGTCTATGACTGCGGCGACCGCATCGAGGCCAGCGACTACGTTGCCGGGAACGACCTTGCCGCTAAGACGCTCTTTGCTACGCGAGATACGGCGCTCGGCGGGCTGACACCCTATGGAACGCCAGTCCTCTTTACCGAGGCAGCCGGAGCCGCAACGGCAATAAATACCTCTGGAGTCACGGGACTTCTGCTCTGCAGCGACCAGACTAGACTGGACATAGCTCCGACGACTACGGACCACGTTGTGTTTGCAGACTCTCCCCCGCTTGCATATCTGACGATCACAACCAACGGCCCAGCATGACCGCGCCGACGAACGCCCCCAAGGCCAGCGCCCGCGTCTACTACCCGCTGTTCGACGGCATCGACCCCGAGGGGCAGGACCAGCGCATCCGGGCGCTCGACATGGCGCTAGAAATCGGCGGCGAGAAGGCCGACCTCGCGACGAACTACCAAGTTTCCATTTACGGCCGCCGGGTCGTCGACGAACCGAACCTCATCACCATCTTTCGCAAGGTCGTGGAGCGCGCGGCGGGGCAGCCGTGGGTGCCCGTTCCCGTGAGCCGCCAGATCACTCACCCGAATGTCCACTGCATCGTCCTCAAGCTGGAGGCCATGGAGACGGACTTCACGCCGCCGGCCGACCCGACAGCGACCCACACCTATGACGACCAGGCGTCCACAGCCGATCCGCCGCCGTGGGGCGTGCGCATCAAGGAGGGTGGCAGTGCCGTCTACGCCTCCGACCTCGTGCGCGACGTGACTGTGCGTCACGTTATCGAGGACATCGTGTCGCCGTACTTCACGGTGACCGGCGCGAACTCGACATTGCAGCTCGACCAGCTCGCTTTCAGCGACATCCCGAAGAGCCGCGCCGAGGCACTCGACGACGTGAACGCGATGATGGGCTACTGCTACTCGTGCTGGGAAGACGGCGAGCTTCACCTGCAGGCCCCGGACACCGGCACGCGGCGCGTCGCCGACGTGACCGACCCGTGCATCAGCTTCTCGCCGATCACTGAGAACATCGACGACACGTTCAACGCGGTGCGCGTGCTGTACAAGAACAAGTACGGCCGCGCCCGCGATGTCATCGAGCACCGCGACTCCAGGGCGATCACTGCCGTCGACCCGGACCTCGTCAAAGCCGACACCATCGACGCGCCCGACTCAGTGCAGAGCGAGAAGGCTGCGCGCAAGGTCGGCCAGCGATACCTGCGCGACCACAACCCCGCGTCCGTCTCGGGCAGCCTGCACGTCGAGGGCGAATCGGAGTCGTTCGGCGATGCCCTGCTCGTGCGGCCCGGCGACCGCGTGACCATCGCCGGGGCCGGGGACGTGCGCCATGACCTGCCGGTGACGGCCGTCACGCTGCATCCGCTCACGTGGGAGGCCGACGTGCAGTTCGACGTGGCGCCGGCGAAGTTCGCACGCTGGCTGAAGAAACTGGAAGCCGGCGCCCACGCGAGGAAACGATGAGAGGCAAACGATGAGCGAAGAAGTGACGATGGACCGGCGCAACGGCGACATCAGACCCGTGCCTGATCCGACTGCGCTCACCAATGTGGCGTTGGCGCGTGAGATCGGGCATCTCGGGGAGCTGGTGGATGAGAAGTTCAGTGCCGTAGAGCGGGAGATGAAACTCGTCGAGAACGTGCGAGTCGAGCAGAAGAAGGATTCGCTGGACAGCCTAGCGGCGGCTCTCGCTGCAGCCAAAGAGGCCGTCGGAGCGAACACGCTGTCCTTCGAGAAGAGGATCGACAAGTCGGAGAACGCCACGAACGACCAACTGCGGCAGTTGGGAGAAAAGTTCGAGACGGCTATCCAGGGCCTGTTGAGGTCTCTCTCTGACCTCAAAGAGCGTGAGACTGCGACAGAGCAGAGTTTGGCTACGCACACGGCGGCGGGGTCGGAGAAAGAGAAGGCCACCGACAAGATTCAGCCGTGGGTCTTCGGAATCATCATGGCCCTCGTCGCCGTCACCTCAGTCATCATCCAGTTGAGCAGCTGACATGCCCGCCGCCCTCGTCAATGTGCTCGCCGCAGCCGCCGAGTCCTGCTCCGAGCTCGCGGCCTGGCGCAGCTGCGGAAGCGGTGGCAAGGAGCACTGCGAGGCGTGCGCGCTGGGCGGCCCGGACCGCTGCGACGCGACTGTCATCAAGGCACTGGCCCGGCGACTGGCCGAGGCCACCGCGAAGAAGCTCTGAGGAGGCACCCCATGGCATTGAAGCTCTACATCTCGCAGGCAAATCAGGCCCACAACGCCGGCCCCGACGGCTACACCGAGCGGGCCGGGATGGACGCCATCTCGAAGAAGCTCGGGGAGGTCTTCGCCAAGGACAACCGCTTCACCGTGAAGCGCAACTCGGCGGCCGGTGTTGACACAGCGGTCGCGAACTGCGCCGAGGCGAACGCCTGGGGCGCAGACCGCTATCTCGCCCTGCACAGCAACGCCGGCCAGAAGGGCACAGTCGCCTTCTACCACTCGGCGTCCTCGCGGGGGAAGCGCCTGGCCGAGGCCATCTACGCCGCGGTCGCGGGGCTCTCGCCGGGCCCGGAGGCGGGCCACCAGGTGAAGACGATGGACGGCTTCATTGAAATCCACACGCCCCACGCCCCTGCCGTGCTCGTCGAGCTGGAGGCGCACGATTGGCGGACCGGGGTCGAGTGGCTGACCGGCGAGCGCGACGAGATCGCCCGCGCGCTGTACGCCGGCGTCTGCCGGGGCGTCGGCCTCGACCCGATCGCGGTCAAACCGAAGCGCATCGCGCTCACCGACCAGGACATCAACGCGCCCCGGCAACACCGACCGCACCGCGCCGGCTGGTGGAACCTCGGCCTCATGCCCTACATCGACCAGGTGCGCGAGCAGGGCGACGACAAGCGCGTGAGGACCGGGAACCCCGACTACCTCATCATCCCTGTCCCGGAGACGCGACCGGCATGGTGGGCCGACCTCATGCGTTGGAAGAAGGCGTGCCGATGACCTTCGCCACCCTGACCCCGTAGGGCGCGGACCGCACGCCCCCGCGTCCGCCTCCTCCAACAACCCACCTCGCTAGTGTGGCAGGCATGGCAGTTCACCCCTGCTAAGCCGCGGCCGGCCTTCCTAGGCATGGCCGGCCGCGGCGCTTCTGCAAACGAGGGAAGGCGATGGTTTGCGACATGCGACTCTCAAGATCACCCTGGCCGTTCTACTTCTTGGGGCTGTGCTCGCTGCCGGCCCTGCTGCTGCTGGTGCGAGCAGCGGTGCGTGCTCGGTGCACCAGGCACGAGACAGCCTACGCGCTGCCCACCACGCCCATCTCAGGGCTGAGGCTCGCGAGAGCGAAGCGCGCCGCGTCCTCAGTGCGACTCGCGCGACCACATCCACTTTCGGAAGTTCTGTGGGACGCTGGGTTCGACTTGCACGCCGGGTCGGCTGGCCGTGGAGCCAGATGCCGACCCTCATGCTCGTCGTCCATCGGGAATCCGGTGGCGATCCTGCGGCGGAGAACCCCACAAGTACCGCCTCTGGACTCTTACAATTCCTCGCTGACTGGTGGGCCGGTCGGTGGAACCCATTCGACGCGGCCGTGAACCTCGCCCACGGATTCCGGGCGTGGCTCGAGGTCGGCTGGGCGCCGTGGGCGTTGACGGCGCCTTGACTCCCATTTGCCACGTCGAATCACCCCCGCGCGTCCCCGGCTGCGAGCCACGCGGCAAGCGTCCCCACGACTACGGTCCCGGCCGCATCTGCGCGATTCCTGACTACGGCACGACCCTCAGACGCACGCACAAGGGGTCGGTCTGCGACCCCTGCATCTATGACGCAAAGGCCCGCGTAAGGGCCACTGCACGCGCGGCGCCGGCGCTGGCTACGACAGCGGCGCCGGCGATCCGCGCAACGAAGGAGGAGAAGGTGAGAAGTCAAACAGAAAGCCTGCGCGAGGACGTGCTCCTGGTGTTCGCGCGCGACCCGTCGCGGTGTTTCAACGCCGGCGACGTGGTGGGGTATTCGGGTGTCAGCCCGAGCTGCGTCTACAAGAATCTGAAGGCCCTGGCCGCCAGTGGCGAGATCATCAAGGACGGACCCGGCGTCTACCGCTGGCCGAAGACCGAAGACGCGAAGACGGCGCCGGCCATCCCCCCGGCGCCCGCTCCCTCAACCTCCGGAGAGCAACCCGCAGACGTGGCGCCGGCGCCGAGGTTCCTGCCCCCACAGGTGGCGCCGGCGCCCTTTGCGGGGATCGATCGCGAGCTCATCGTCATCGGTGAGGTCGTCAGGCGCATCGAGTCCCTGACTGGCCACGAGATGCGCGTCCGCGTCGCCGCGTATGTGGCCTCGAGGTTCCTGTGATGGGGCTCCTGCGTGGCCGCCGTTGGATCACCGTGCGCGAGTACGCCAAGGCGACCGGGAAGAGCACGTGGACCGTGCACGGGCAGTTGCGCACTGGGGAGCTCCGGGGCCGCGATCTCAACGTCGGGACTGGGAAACGTCCGCGCTGGCAAGTTGCGGCCAGCGAACTGCGGAAACAGGGGAGGTGAAAAGTGAACACGACCAAGCTGATTGCAGCGCTCATCCGCGCCTTCTGGACGGTGGTCTTCCCACTCATCGGGGTACTCGTGAACTGGCTCGCCACCGGCGACAACCTGCACCAGATCGGCGTCGACAACGCGGCGCTCATCCTCGTCATCGGCGGAGTCCTGTACGGGCTCAAGAAGTTCATCTGGCCGAACACAAAGTTCTAGGTGACGACCTGGCGGCCCGGGCGCTGAGACAGGTCCGGGCCGCAGGTGTCTCTACTGCCTCGGCGGTTCGCCGCAGAGCGGACAATAATTGCGGTAACTGCCAATGAGCTGACCGCATTTCCCGCACAAGATGAGTTCTTCTTCGGGCGGCAGTTCTGCCTGCGGCACAGCGTTCATTCCCCTGGCGTTCATCACTCTGGAGCGGCGAATGAGATACCACGCAGCGCCGATGACCCCGAAGAACAGGCAGAGGAACAGCCACCTGCCCCATTCGCTGGAGAATCTCTTCGGGTCTCCGCTCATCGTGATCCCGTGCGCGTGTGCGTCGGCTGCGATGATGAGGGCGATGATGACCACGACGACTAGCGAGATGAAGAGCATGACCCCTCCTGACGTTGCCCCCTTCGGGGTATCATCGTCATCGGAGGCGCTAAACTCAAGGGGCTCAACCCTCGTGTCCCCCTCCGCTAATGTGTATCCTCCTCAGGCGACAAGTGGCGCACCCACACGTGGGCGCCCGTCCTGCCTCGCCGCCTCAGGACGGGTATTCCCGGGAGCCGTCACCCTGACATATAGGGTGACAGCATGGGAGCCGCTGGGGCATGGCGGCGAGCGCCGGGTAGGAGTATCGTATCCACGACGCCCGGGGCAGGGCGGTCACGATCGGAGGGTCATGACACAACGTCGCAAGGCATATCTAGTGAGCGAGGCGACCGCCGTGATCAACGAACGCACCGGCCTCGGGCTGACTGAGCGCACGGTGCGCGAGTACTGCCGCACAGGCGTGATCGCGGCCAAGCAACCCAAGGGGCCGAAGGGGCGCTACAGGATTCCCGCCGCCGAGCTGGAACGCTTTATTACGGCTAATACCGGAAGTGTTGACATCGGTCCTTGACGGGTATATCGTCTTCAACGTCAACACTAGTTATGGACGAACGGAGGTGAGACACAGACACATGACCGTAGGGGTGAACGACCGATAGGAGCAAGAGATGGCCCGTAAAAGACGGGCCGAGCAGCCGCTGGTACGGC